CGGGCGGCATTCCAAACCGGTTCCGCTTCAAGGTGAAGGAAGACGAGCCGGTGGGCATCATGACGCAGCTTGGCGTCGAGGTGCACTGGACGACGCCCTACTCGGGCCAGTCCAAGCCGATCGAGCGGGCATGGCGTGATCTTGCCCAGGGCGCAGCCAAGCACCCGAAGTTTGCCGGTGCCTGGACAGGTAACAACCCGATGGCGAAGCCGGAGAACTACGCGTCCAAGGCTGTTTCCATCGACGTCTTCACAGAGACCATCGCGGCGGAGATCCGGGAGCACAATGCCCGCACTGGTCGTCGGTCTGCGGTGTGTGGCGGGAAGCTGTCCTTCATGGAGGCGTTCAAGGCGTCTTATGCGGTCAGTCCGATCGTCAAGGCGACGGCCGAGCAACGGCGTCTGTGGCTGATGGCTGCCGAGAGCATCAAGCCGGATCGCAGAAGTGGCGAGATCACGCTGGAAGGAAACCGCTTCTGGGCGGAAGAACTGCTGGCGTTGCGCGGACAGCCCTGTGTGGTGCGCTTCGACCCGCAGGCGTTGCAGGAGCCGCTGCATGTGTATCGGGCGGACGGGACGTTTGTTGTGTCGGCACCGTGTATCGCGGCTGTCGGGTTCGCGGACAAGGTTGCGGCTCAGGAGCACGGCCGGGCACGGCGGCGCTTCCAGAAAGCGGCGAAAGAGCAGCTTGAGGCGACGAAAACACTGTCTCTCAAGGAGCTGGCAGCCCTGTCCGCCCCGATGCTGGAAGACGAACCGGAACCGCTGGAAGCGAAGATCATCACGCCTTTCCAGCCGGCACCACGCTTTCACGGGAATGCGGCTCTGGCGCCAGAGCCCATGAGGTTTGAAGACGAGGAAGAAGATCGGGACGCGGAAGAGGCTGCGAAGATCCTCAGTCTCTTTCGAAGGTAAAGCAAACCGGAATTTTATTTCCGGACGGACAAGTAAAACACGACTTAGAGGTCAATAAATCATGAGTGAGACGCTTATTAGCGCCGCCCCTGCTGGCGGCGAACAGGAGAGCTTTGCTCCATCGGCGGTGGCTGTTCGCTTCAAGGCACACATGGATGCAAAGGGCATGAGCCTGAGCCAGGCGGCACAGGAAAGCGGGATCGCAAAGGGCACTCTGTCCACCTGGATTCCTGGGAAATATATGGGCCGCACCGAAAACGTGGATGAAAAGGCCCAGAAGTGGCTGGATAGTGTTCAGACGCGCAGCCAGGTCCGCAAGCTGATGCCTCGGGAACCCGGCTTCCTCGAAACGCCGAGCGCACTCATTTTTCGCCAGGTCTTCGAGTATGCGCAGACCGGTCCGGACATTGGCCTGATCACCGGCAACGCTGGCGTGGGAAAAACCATGTCGGCCGAGGCGTACCGCAAGGAAACGCCGAACGTCTGGATGATGACGGCAGACAGTTCCATGCGGTCTCCAACGGCTGTCCTGCGCGAGCTGACCGAGATCGTCGACGCGGCGGAAAAGCGCGGTCCTCGCATGATGGCCCGCCTGATCCGTCGTGTTCAGGGAACGCATGGCCTGATCATCGTGGATGAAGCCCAGCACCTGCAGACGGAATCCATTGATCTGCTGCGGACGATCAATGACCGGGCGCAGATTGGCCTGGTCTTCATGGGCAATGAGCCTCTGAAGGGCCGCATCGAGGGCATGTCCCGAGATACCTCGCATGCGCAGATCTTTTCCCGCATCGGTATGCGCAAGAACCGCAAGCAGCCCCAGGTGAAAGACACACGGGCAATTTTTGATGCCTGGGGGATCGACGACGCGAACCTGTTCCAGCTTTGCCGCTGGATTGCCGGCCAGCCCGGTGGGCTTCGGTCCATGAACAAGACGCTGCGGTATGCCTGGATGATCGCTGCCTCTGATGAGCGGAATCAGATCACCGAGCGTGACATCCAGTCTGCCTGGAGTTCGCTGACGAATGGCGAGCTTCCCTCTTATGCAGGGAGGGAGTGACCGCCATGGCACGCAAGCCGAGCAAGGTTTCCCAGGACGATGCCGTCAAAGCCAGGACGGATGACGAGATCCATGAGGCGTTTCTGCAGATCACGGACAAGCGCCAGGTGACAGCCAGTATTTCTCCGGAATCCAGAGCCGTGATCCGGGATTTCCTCGCATCCCTGGACGGAGACCTGCGTGTCTTCCAGGTGCTCTCCGTTCTTGAGGAGGCATTCTCGTGAACGTGGTGAAAGCAGCCCCGCGCCTGGAGCGCGCGGGGAAAACGCCGAGCCAGAAGGCGATCCTCTGGCTGCTGCGTGAGTATGGCCGTGTACGGCATGAGCGCGGGTCACGGGAGTTCCGGTGGCGCATGACGGACGGGATCGTGACGGTGCTGCCTGAACCGGGGCCATGGGAGTTCCTGCAAGCCTGTGGCGTGATCGTTCTGGATCCACAGGGGTTCGCTACCCTGACGGAAACCGGCCGGGCGATCTGTGCCGGCTATCGGGGCGCGCCACCGGTGGTGACGGCCGGACGGCTGCCGGATCAGGCGACGTGGCTCACGGATGAGCAGATGGAACGGATCGAACCGTTTCTGCCGCTGTCGCATGGGATCGCCCGTCTGGAGGACCGGAATGTCCTGAGCGCGATCGTGCATGTCCTGCGGCACGGACTGCGGTGGAGCGATGTGCCGGCTGAATATGGTGTGCCTTATCGCCGTCTGCGCAATCGCCTGATCCGTTGGGCGGAGATGGACGTGATGGATCGTGTCCTGGCGAACCTCATGGAACGTCGCGACGGTGTGCTCCGGCTGATGGTGAGCGAACGTCAGTTCCGGTTGCATCCGACCGGTGCGCTGCTGGCGGCACGCGGGCTGTTTCCGGTCGTCGCTCCGATTGAAGAGGACATGCCATGCGCGGCGTAAAGTCCATCCGGGAACTCAGTGCTGAACTGGCTGAAAAGCATGGGGTGAGCGCTGAATACGGCCGCCGCAGCATTGCCGGGTATTTCGGCAAGTTTCCTGCGGAACGTTCGCTCTCGCGCCTGAAGAGAAGCCGCGAGCTTAATCCGATCGAGAACCCGTCGGCTGGGCAGAAAGTCATTGTCGATGCGGTCGCCTACTACCCTGAAAACCTGACTGTGGGCGACGTGCTCGCCCTGGGAGCAAAGTCATGAACGCTGTTGCCATGCTTCGGGAAGCCGCTTCCCAGACGATGGGTTTCGACATGGGATGGCTGCCGAAGGCGCAGGCTGTCCTGATCAATCTTTTCTCCCGGTGCGGGGATGAAACGACGGTTGAGGATTGCATGGAAGGCATCAACCGGGTGGGACCGGATGGTGTCATGGGAGCCTGTGAGCGCCGGATCGCGCTGCGTCTCCTGGCACGGCTGCCGGCCGATCGCCTGATCAGCGATGTGCGGAACGAACTGGTGCAGGATCTCGACCAGAACGCGGTGGAGGACTGCCTCGCAGTTTCTGAAACCCTGTCGATGGAACTCTTCCGGGATGCGGCGGCGATCCGCGGTCTGGGGTTCGTGTCCATCAGCCGGACGCAGGGCGAAGAGTTTGCGCGGAATCTCGAAGCCAAGGCGGAAAAGGCGCGTCAGCTGGAAAACGAGAACGCGGTTCTGCGCGCCCGGCTGGGGATGCAGGCGCGTCCATACTCCGCCTTGATCCAGCAGAAAGCAGATCTGCGGGATGCCCTTGCAGGGTGGAGGGCTTGGGTATGACCGGCGTTATCAGCAGCCTCGACGGCGTGATTGCCGCTCTGAAATGCGATGCCCGTGCACAGATCGCCCGGACGGCAACGCTTTCACTCGCAGGTGAAATCCAGGTCATCCACGCGGCTATGGAGCGGGTCTCGCATCAGCCGTCGGGTGCACTCTCCCGGAGCGATGAGCAGCTTGTGTGGAACGCGGCCATCGCCTGCGTGATCGCCATGACGATCCAGACTGAGGCGCATCACGCGCCTCTCCCGAAAACAGACGTGAATTGAGGACATGACCATGACAGACGAACGCATCATTGAATGCTGGGACGGCTCCCGTATTCCGGCGCGTCGGTATGATCCGCGCCGCCTTCTGGCGCATGACACCGCGCATAAGCTCGTGAGCCAGGCGCATGTGCTTCGGGACATCATCCGCGAAGAAAAGCTGAAATTTTATGCCGAGGTGGACGCCTATATCGACCTGGTTCTGGAAAGTTACGGCGCGCGGCTTGGTGGATCGCGCGGCGGCCTTCGGATCGAGGCGATTGACGGGGTGTGCAAAGTCGATGTGTCAGTAACGGATTATCAGTCCGTCACGGCGGCGATCGAGGCGGCACGGGTTCTGATGAACGAGATCCTGGACGATCTGGTCGGGGATGCCTCCGATGACCTGCGCGCGATTGTGGCCAATGCCTTCGCACGCAATTCGAAGACCGGGAAAATCAGCACGGAGCGGGTTCTGTCCCTGCGGCAGCTCAGTCTCTCCCATCCAAAATGGCCCCAGGCGAAAGATGCGATTTCCGATGCTGTCGTTACGGCCGGCAGCAAAAGGTACATCCGGTTCCACGAACGGGCGACGCCGTCTGATCCGTGGAAGCAGGTCGATCTTAATTTCTCATCGCTGTGAGGGGCCTGCGATGATGAACAAGAAATTCGACATCGAGGCCAGCCAGACCGTCTGCGTGATACTCCTGAAAACAGCTTTTTCAGAGGCCTTCATGGCAGAATTTCGGGAGGGCTTTTATCCGTTTTTCGAACTGAGTGATCATGCCAAGCATATCGCGCAGCTGGTGGCGCGGGGGGTGGTTGATGAAATCACCGCACATTCCGGCCGCGATCAGTTTGTCGAAGGTTATGGCCCGATTGGAGAGTTTGTCGCAGTCGCCAAAGTAACCGATTTCTTCAATGACGAGGTCATTTCGTGATGGCTGATAATCGCAAGGGGCGTTACGCCAAGCTGTCCATTGCCCGCAAGGAGCTGTGCCTGGACGAGGATGCGTTCCGCGACCGGCTGGAACGGGAGACTGGAAAGCGGTCCATGCGGCAGATGAGCATTGCCGAACTGGATAAGGTTCTGGACGGGTTCAAGAAGGACGGTTTCCGTCCTGCCAGGCGGCCGGCGGTGTCATCCCGGCCGGAGGTTCGGAAGGTCTTTGCCCTGTGGAAGGAACTCGCGCCAGCGCTTCGATCGGGCGGAACGCGGGAGAGCCTGAGGGCTTTCGTGAAGCGGATGGTCGGCGTGGACGATCCGAACTTCCTGTCTGGCTCGCAGGCTGGCGTTGTGATTGAAGCGCTTAAAGCCTGGGAGAAGCGCATTCATGAATGAAAAAAAGCCATCCGCGATGACGGAGCCGCAGTTCAAGCAACGTCTGCGGCTGGAAAATCTGGAAATCAGTCTTATCCGGCTGCGGCGAATGGTCGCCCTGGCACTGAACAGCGGTCTGGAAAAGAACCGAGAAACATTGGAGCTGGAGATCGGCTTTCTGCAGGTTCGGTTATGCGAGCTTGCCGATGCCGGAGACATCTCGGCTGCCGAATGCAAGCGGCATGCAGGCGGCGTGCTTGGCGTGTTGAAAAACCGGGAATAATGGAGCCTGAAAGTTAGGAGACAGAACTCTGCCACCTCAGCTTTGTTTTGTTGTAACATTCCTCGAAATGCACTGTTGACCGTTTATCGCGGGAAGAGCTCACAATGAACAAAGAAAACGAAGCCAGTTCTGTCCCTTTTCAAAAGGCCGTCCATGCCCTCTGGGCCTCTATTTTCTGTATGAACGAGCAGGCTGAAGAATATGTGAAAGGTCATGAGAAATTCACTGATGCGTCCCGCAACGCATGGGAAAATGAATTCGCGAACGCCTGCGCACAAGTGTGTTTGAAGATTGTGGATGTGATACGGGAAGGCGATCTGGATGAGGTTTGGTTGAAAAAGCACGTCCTGAAAACTCCATTTCCCGCTCCGGCTGATAGGATGTCTATGTTGTCAGTGCGGGCAGAAGGAGCTTGCAGGGCTCTTAAGAAGCTAGATCTCGCGAAAGAACATCCTAAAGAGGAAAGCAATCGGGAAGCGTCCACTCTTATCCAGAAGCTTATTCATGACTTGATCTGGTCCATAGCTATGACATGCAGGGATTTTCCTTGGCTCTTTGAGGCAATAGAGAAAAAGCGTGCTGAGTGGCTTCTGAAAAATGCTGGCCCCAGAAGATACAATAATGATTTGCTCAAATGTTCCCTTCGAGCGATCGAAGGATAATCTGCAATAGAGAAAAGAGCCCCTTCACCGGGGCTCTTTTTTTGTCAGCATGATTATTGCGAGCATGGTACACTCCGGCTTGCAGAATGCAGAAATCAGGGAAATTTCAGGAATGGATGTGGTGCCGCCTCCGCAGATCAAGTGGCTTGTTGACGCCATTGGCGAAGAGGCTGCATTGGGATTTCTGGATAGCAATGGCGGCCGCAGGATCTGGGTGCCGACAAAGGCCAGAGGTTCGAAATTCGCCCGGCTTTATGGTGAGGATATTGCAGCCGCGCTGAGTGCGCACTGCGGTGGGAATCATTACGATGTTCCGCTGTGTCGTGAGTGGCGCACGATGCTGTTCTATTGCCAGGGGATGTCCATCAGCGATATTGCTTTCCGCCTTGGATGTTCCCGCTCCGCCGTCATTCGCATTCTTGGCGGCCGGACCCGGAAAATCATCTGTCGACGTGAGCAGAGCATGAGCGACAACAGACAGATGGCGCTCTTTGGATAATTCCGGGGAGCGATCGCATCCCTGATAGAGGAAACGCCCTCCCCGTATTCTGCCGGGCATGCAGACGAATTTCGACATAGCGGCACAGTTCACGGCCTCGCGCGAGGGGCTTTACCAGTGCATCCGGACCGATGCCGGAAACTGGACCCTCGGGAGCGTTGGCCAGGGCAATCTCGTGGGCACGATGCGCGGCATTTCCGCGCCGGTCATGGGACGCTGGCTGGGGGATCCGGCCATGGTCACGCCCGCTGTCATGAAATCCGTTACGACAGACACGTTCAACGCCATCGCGCGATCCCTGTTCTGGCGGGCGGTCAATGGGGATCAGCTTCCTTCAGGACTGGACCTGCTGCTGTTCGACTTTGCGTTCAACAGCGGCGTGGCGCGGGCGGCGAAGCAGCTTCAGCGGGTGCTGTGTCTTGAGGCTGATGAGATCGACGGCGATATCGGCGAAATCACGCTTGAAGCCATTCTTCATGTTCCGGTCGATAATATCACCTGGGCGCTGTCCGACCGTTTTCGCCGGCAGTTGCAGGACGATCTTGGCGTTGCGTCTGACGGGGTGATCGGGCCGGTCAGTCTTCGTGCCATTCAGGAACAGAGCAGCCGGCTGCGGGTGCTGATCTATGCGGTCGCCAGCCAGCAGGAGGCCGCTTACCGCTCTTTCCGTGGTTTTGCGCAATATGGCGGCGGATGGCTTTCACGGTTGAGCGCACGGGTTGAGAAATCCCTGTCGCTCCTGTCAGAGCCAGCGCTGGCGTAACGGTTCCGGCCGTTGCGGGCGCGCGGCGGCATTCGGTTTTCCTGCGCGAGAACGCGGCGCACAGACCAACAGGAGCCCGTCATGGGTCTCAAGATCAATCTTTCCACTGTTACTTCCGCGCTCGCCATGGCGACGCCATTCGTAACGAGCATGCTCTCCGGCAAGGGGGCGGCTTACCAGAAGATCGCCAGCCAGGCTGTGCGTGCCGCTGTTACGTCCACTGACAACGGCGTCGACAAGCTCGTGACATCTTTCACGACGTTCGAAGCCAGCGAACCGCTGGTCCAGACCGCTGCTGGCGAGTTTGTGACCCTGGCCAAGGCTGCCGGCTTCTCTGTCCCGGAACTTGATGCGGTGCAGGCTCACATCAAGTCCGCCATCTATGATCTGGCGACGGCGATCATCCCCGCTGACCAGCTCACCGCTCCTGCCACCACGGCCAGTACGGCTTCCGGATCGTCTGCTGCCGCTTCCCCGGCTGCCTGACGATGGACGCGGCCCATCTGGCCGCGAGCGTGGTTCTACCATGGCCGGTGATGATCATTGCCCTGTTTATCGGGCTGGTCATCACCGTCTGGGCCGTGATTGCGCTGGTGCGGCATCCGATCATCGAGCGGCGCATCGCGCGCCTGGAACAGGGACACCTCATAAACGAGGAGCGGGATCGGCACATGCAGTCCATGCTGGAGAAAATTTCCCATGACCAGGAGTGCTCCAACCAGCTGCTCCATCTCATTGTCGAGGGGCATATGAAACGTGATTAATCGAATTTCCACCCCGCTGCTCATTGTGCTGGCAGTTGCGGCAGGCATCCTGCTGGGCGTCGCGGCTGATGGGGCGGCTGGTCCGCATGTGACGCATCTGTCGCGGGGGGACCGGCTGTGAACGCTGTTCGCAAGACACTGCTGGAAGATCGCCGCTGGTTCGTGCTGGATGCGATTGCACAGATGGCTGACCGCACCCTGAATGAAGATGTGATCCTGATGTCCATCCGCGCCATGGGACGGCCGGCCAAGGTGGACGATATCCGCGAGGATCTTGAGCATCTGGAGCGCGAGGGCTGCGTCGTGCTGAACCGCATGGTGCTTTCACCGGGACGTGCGCTCTGGGTGGCGACCCTGACGGCTGAAGGTCTTCAGGCCCGTGACAACCTGCGCGACGTGCCGGGTGTGGCAGCGCGAAGGCCGCTTTAAGCCATGGCGCGTCCATCCTCCGTCGACCGGCTGCCGGACGAGATCCGTGAGCGTATCGGCCAGTTGCGGGATGCGGGATTTACGATCGACGAGATCCTCTCTGCCCTCGCGGAGCTGGAAGGCGTGGAGATCAGTCGCTCTGCCCTTGGCCGGCATATTCAGGGTCTCGACAAGCTGGGCGTTCAGATGCGCCGCTCCCGGGATGTGGCGACTGCTCTGGTCGGCAAGCTGGGGACGGCTGAGGTCGGACGGAATGCGCAGCTGAATATCGAGCTGATGCATACGGTTATTCTCGACCTGTTCATGAAGGCACAGGCCGGTGAAGGAACAGAGCTTTCCAAGGGTGGTCAGGCTTTTGCCAAGCGCGATCCGATGGGCATCCAGCTCGTTGCGAAGGCTCTGGAGCACCTGGCGAAAGCCAGCAAGACGGACGCGGAATACCGGGCGGAAGTCGAAAAGCAGGTCCGTGAAAGACTGGCGGCCGAGGCCAAGGAAAACATCGGCAAGGTCGCGGCCAGTCAGGGGCTCTCCGCTGAGACGGCCAAGGCCATCATGGAAGGGCTGATTACGACATGAGCGGCATCTTCCTGAAGTGCCAGGCGGAATTTCTTGAATGCATGATGACCGAGCAGGTCACGGTCGAGGAGAAGTCCCGACGGACAGGCTTTTCCTGGACTGCATCATTTGGCGCTGATCTTACGGCCGCCAAAGCCAAGAACGCCGGCGGCATGGACGTGTTCTATCTCGGGTACAACCTCGAAATGGCGCGCGAATTCATCGACTACTGCGCCGAACATGCTGCCGTCATGGAAGCGGCCGCATCGGAAGTTCATGAGAGTTTCTGGCATGACCCGGACAACCCGGAGAAGGACACCAAGGTTTTCCGGATCGATTTTGCATCAGGGTTCAAGATCCTTGCTCTGCCGTCCCGCCCGAGAGCGCTGCGAGGCATGCAGGGCCTGGTCATTATCGACGAGGCCGCGTTCCATGATGACCTCGAAGAACTGCTGAAGGCGGCGATCGCGTTGCTGATGTGGGGCGGCCGGGTCGTGATCATCAGCACGCATGATGGTGACACCAATCCGTTCAACGTGCTTGTCCAGGCGATCCTGTCAGGGAAAAAGCCTTACAGGCTCCTGCGCACGACACTCGATGATGCTCTCGAAGACGGCCTTTACAAGAAGATGTGCATCCGGAAAGGCCAAGTCTGGTCTGAGGAGGCGCAGAAGAAATGGCGCGATGATCTGATCAAGTTCTACGGCTCGGCTGCTGACGAAGAACTGTTCTGCATTCCGAACCCGAGTTCCGGAGCGTTCATCCCGCTTGCCCTGATCGAGGCGCGCTCGGTGCCCGATATTCCCGTGATCCGCTGGGAGTGCAAAGGCGCGTTTGCCCTGCTGGCGGAACGGCTGCGGGAAATCGAGACCCGGGCATTCTGCGAGGCGGAGATTGCGGGAATTCTGGACCTGCTAGATCAGCGGACATCGCATGTCTTCGGTGGTGACTTCGCACGCTCAGGCGATCTGACGGTTTTCTGGTTCATGGCGATCGAGAAGGACACGACGCGTACCACCGTGCTGGTGGTGGAGCTGCGGAACGTGCCGTTCGAACAGCAGAAGCAGATCCTGCATTTCATTCTCGACCGTCTGCCTCGTCTTCGGGCGGGCAAGATGGACGCAACCGGAAACGGGGCTTATCTGGCCGAGGTGACGGTGCAGCGGTACGGATCGCGCATCGAAGCCGTGAAGATGTCGGAAAACTGGTATCGCGAAGAGATGCCACCCCTGAAGGCGGCGTTCGAAGACGCGACCATTACGCTGCCCCGTGATCAGGAAATTCAGGACGATATCCGGTCCCTGAAAATGGTGCGCGGTGTTGCGCGCATTCCCGATCAGCGCGCCGGATCCAGCAAGGCGAAGCGCCATGGCGACGCTGCCGTGGCCATCGCCATGGCTTATGCCGCCAGCCGTGCGGATCCGGAAGAGTATGGCTATCAGGCCGCGCCTGCTCCGTATTCGATCCAGTCGGAAACCGCGTCGGCGACGACGTCCTGGCCGTCAGAACAGGAGATCCGTGAGGAGCGGTTCAGGGGGCATACGGGCCTCGACAGTTACGGCGTGCGTGGGAGATTGCTGTGAGCAGCTGGGAAATCGCGTTTTTTGCAGCCTGTGCGGTGATCGTCGTGCTGTGTCTGGTGCTTGTGTGGGTCTCGTATCTGGCCCGGGAAGCCCAGAAGGCCAAAGACGCCGAACAGGCCGTCCAGACGGCGCAGGAAGAAGCGGCGATGCAGCGGGCCATGTCCCAGGCACAGACGGATGCAGCCCCTACGGATGAAGCGCTGGATACGGCACTGGCCAATAAAACCTTTATCCTGCTGATCGTCCTGCCGATCGCGCTTTCGGCCTGTGCCGCTCGGCCGACGACGCCGTGTCCGGTTCTAGTGACCTATTCAACGGCGGATGATCTGGCGCTTAAAGCGGAATTAGACGCCTCTAAGACGCCCGTCATTCATCGATATATCCGCGATTATGGCGGTCTGCGTGCCCAGGTGCGCGTCTGCGCGAAAGGACAGTGACAGTGGCACTCCTCGACGCATCGGGTCGCCCGATCCCTGCCTCACAGCTGAAGCGACAGAGCGCCGGACCGACCATGGTCGGAATGCGGCCGGCTGCCGTCAGCACACCCATGGCCGGGATGAACCCTGGAACGCTGGGGCACCTGATGCAGGCTGCGGACCTGGGAGACAGTCTGGCCTGGCAGATGATCGCAGCCGAGATCGAGCGGCGGGATCTGCACTATCTGGGTGTATTGAGTACCCGCAAGCGGTCCGTGTCCCAGCTGCCGATCACGGTCACACCGGCCGATGACAGCCGCAAGGCGACGAAGATCGCGGACTGGGTGCGTGACTGGGTGGATACCGGTCTGCTGCGCCGTAACCTGTTCGACATGCTGGACGCCATCGGCAAGGGTTTCAGTGTGCTGGAGATCGACTGGAAACTGGAGCCGGGAAACAACCGGCCGGGCAATTTCCTGTTCCGTCCGCAGCGCTGGTTCGAGATCAGTTACCAGGACGGCGAGACGATCAATCTGCGGTCGGACACCGGAGCGCAATATGCGCCTGGCATCGAGGGCGGTCCGCCGCTCTTTGGTCAGGAAAGCATGAGCGAGCGCTCGTTCGTGGTGCATCGTCATCCGAGCTGGTCTGGTCTGACGATCCAGAGCGGGCTGACACGGGCCGTTGCCTGGGCGGTCATGTTCAAGATGTTCACCCTCCGGGACTGGTCAATCTTTGTTCAGAACTATGGTCTGCCGATGCGGATCGGAACCTACGGGCCGGAGAGTTCGGAAGAGGATCGTCAGGTTCTGTGGGAAGCTGTCACGGATATTGCCGGATCCTGCGCGGCCATCATTCCGAAAGGGATGGAAGTCCAGTTCATCGAACCGAAAGGGGGTGCCGGATCACATGAGCTGCACCTTGCGCGGGTCCGCTGGTTTGACGAACAGATCTCGAAGGCTGTCCTGGGACAGACCGGAACTGCTGACAGCCATCAGGGCGCACATGCCTCCAGTTCCACGCACAGGCTGGTTCAGGAAGACATCGAGCGCGCGGATGCACTGCTTCTGTCGCACACGGCCAACGAGCAGATCGTCAAGCCGATGGTGGATTTCAGCTATGGTCCCCAGACGAAATACCCGCTGATCAGTATTGGCCGACCGGACGAGCCGACGCTTGCGGAACTGATCAATGCCATTCAGTACGCTGGACCGCAGGGATGGAAGGTCCGTGCACAGGATCTGTATGACCGTTTCTCTCTCACGCCACCGGAAGAAGGCGATGTGGTGGTCGGACAGACGGCGCAGCCCCAGGCGGTGGAAGCGCCGCAGGCAGAAGCACCGACCGTGGAGCCGGCGCGTGACAAGCCGGGCAGCGTTACGCCTCCCAGCATGCATCAGCCGCGTGAAACCGAGCAGCAGCCCCAGACGATGCCGGCACAGCAGCCGGAGCAGACGGCGCTGCATACGCAGATCGGCCGTCTTCTGGAGCTGCATGTGCAATCTGAGGGGCCGGAACTCGTCGAGCTGATGACGCGGCGTCTGGCACGGGATGCCTCGGCCGGGTTGTCCCGCATGACGGAATCAGCACGGCGCGTCGTGGAGCAGGCCGGAAGTCTTGAAGCCATGGAGAACGGCCTGAAGGCGCTCGACCTGCCGACGCAGGAATTCGAAGACGCCATGGCCAATGGCATCGCGATCGCCCAGATGGCGGGACAGGCGCAGATGCTTCAGCAGATGCATCGTCGTGGCTGACAGCCCTGATCTGACGCTGCTGGACGGCGCGGGCCTCGCGCCGAGTGAAGCCATCAGCTTCTTTCGGCAGAAGGCGCTCCTTCCGTCCGAGCGCTTTGGTGATGTCATGGGAGAGGCCCATGCGCGGGCCTTCACCGTTGCGGGGGCGGCCTCAGAGGCGCTTCTGAATGACCTGAAAGCGGCTGTGAACACGGCCTTGACCAATGGCACCACGCTTGCGGATTTTCGCAAGGATTTCGACCGGATCGTCGCCAGGCATGGCTGGGAGCATGGGAGTGATCCCGGCTGGCGCGCGAAGATCATCTATGACACCAATCTGTCCACGGCGTATGCGGCCGGGCAGTATGCGCAGCTGGCGACGCCAGAGGCTCGCGACATCTTTCCGGCATGGCGATACCGGCATCATTCCTGCCCGCATCCTCGTCCTGAGCATGTTGCCTGGGACGGGCTTGTCCTCGCGAATGATGATCCGTGGTGGGACACGCATTTCCCTCCCAATGGCTGGCGCTGCCACTGCACGGTTGAGCCGGTTACCCGATCCGATCTGCGACGGAACAACTGGACGGTGTCAGAAGCGCCCCCTCTGGATCCGCGTCCCTGGCGAAACCCGGCGACGGGAAAGATCGAGACGGTGCCCAAGGGCATCGATCCGTCGTTCGATTACAATCCGGGCAAGGCATGGCTGGAAGGGCGCAAGGCTGCGCAGGCTGAACGGGCACCGCTGACGCCACGCACGCATGACGGGCCGACGCCTGTCCATCACATTCCGCCGGCCGAGCGTGAGGCGCTGCAGGCCAAGGATATCACGGACCTTCTCAAACCGGGTGCCCAGGGAGAGGTCACGGCGGGGACGTTGCCTGTGGAGGTTCAGCATGTCCTGGGATCTGGCACGCCTGACGTCATTCTTTCAAACGATACGCTGAGCAAGAATGATCCGCGCCATCCCGAGATGCGCCCTGAGTACGTCAAGCTGCCGCAACTCCTTCAGCGGCCGCTTATCGCTCAGACGCTTCCGAAACCGCTGCATGTGCGCCTGATCTCAGGTCTGGGGAGCAAGTTGTACAATCTGGTGATCAAACGGACCCGGGACGGGCAGCATGTCTATGTCCAGTCGTTCCTGCGGACGCGCGCCGAAGAAGTCGCCCGCATGCTTCGCCAGACGGAGCCCTTCTATCGTCAGGACTTTGATATTTCCGATTATGATGAAGACTGACGCACCGGTGGGCCTACCACTTCCCACATTGCGCTCCTGCTCCTGAACGGAGCAATGCTACGGCAGGTAGATTATCACCGTGTCACAGCGCGTCAGCATCGCACCGTAACGCCGTCTGAAAGGAAATTGCAAGCATGGCGAGCATTACGCTGAAAGGCAGTTTTGAGCCTGTACAGGCGGCACTGGACGGCATCGCCGCGATCGGACGCAATCCAGAAGCCGTGCTCCAGGCGGCCGGGCAGATTGTTCTTCGCTCCACCCGACATCGCATCGAGCAGCAGGTGGATCCGAATGGCGTGCCGTTCACACCGCTCAATCCGCTCTATGCGCTGACCAAGGAAGGCCCGGGCATTCTCCGTGGGCCTGACTTCAATTCAGGGCTTTATGGTTCGCTGACGGCGCGGGCGAGAGGAAATGTCCTGGTCTGGGGATCGAACAAGGTTTATGCGCCCGTTCACCAGTTCGGAGCCGTGATCCAGCCCAAGAAAGGCAATCACCTGTCTTTCGAGATGGGAGGTCATCTTTTCCATGTCGGCAGCGTGTTCGTTCCCGCAAGACCGTTCCTGGGCTTTACTGCGCAGGACAGGGAAGATGTTGTCGACGCATTGGAGGGTTTTCTGCGTCGTGCGATGCGTCGCGGATGAATGAAAAGGGTGATCCAGTTTTTGAACACGTTTAAGACAGTTTAAGACGGGTCTACAGCGCGTTTGGGGCCTCTCCGGTAGAACCGGAGGTGGAAACATCCTTCCCAAGCCTTCTGGCGCAAATTTTCCGGGGTGCATTGACGCCCCTGAATACGTGTTCTGATCCGGCCGATACTTGCCGGGATGACACACCTTCATCTCCACATGGCTCTTCCCGAGAGCAAGGAACCTCCTGAATGGATCCACCTGCTTCCGGCAGGTGAGTTTCGAGGCGTGGATGGTCGCGGTCCTTACACGGTCGCGAATGCTGATACGTTGATCCTGAATTCCATGAAGGGGAAGAAGAAGCTCGTCCTGGACGAGAACCATTCCACCGATCTGGCACAGGAAAAAGGTGGCAGTGCTCCGGCCGTTGGCTGGATCGTGGAGCTTCAATCCCGGCAGGACGGGATCTGGGGCAAGGTGGAATGGACCCGCCAGGGCAAGGCCCTGATGGAAGACAAGTCTTACGAAGGTGTCTCACCTGCTTTTGCCGCAGTCGGGAAGAATGTGACGCGGATCGTCCGGGCAAGCCTGACGAACGTGCCTAATCTGACGCTGACCCATCTTCACACACAGGAGCACGGGATGAACCCCTCCGACATCGCGCGGAGGCTTGGCCTCCCCGAAAATACTCCGCAACCCGATCTGGAAACGGCGCTGAACCGTGCGGGACAAGCTCTTCAGCTGCACACGCAGGCCATCACGATTGCCGGCCTTTCGGGCTCGCCATCGGTTGAGGCCATTGTCACGGGCCTGAAGGCAAAGACCTCGTCCGTCGAGACGCATGCCCAGCAGCAGATCACCGAACTCAAGGGCCAGGTGCAGACGCTGACGGCAAATGCGGCACGCACCGCAGCCGAGGCGGCCGTGAAAGCCGCTTCGGACAATGGCGCAGTAATCACCGAAGACATGCGCGGTGAACTGGTGACGCTGCACATGCAGAACCCGGAATCGGCCGAGAAAATCATTTCCGGTCTTCCGAAGCTCGGCAAGCCGGTTGAGCGCCATACGCAGCGCAAGTCGAGTGCCAGCGATGTCGATACGCAGGTCGCCGGGATCTTCGGGCTGAAGGTCGATGACCTCAAGAAAACGCGGGGAGACGTCTGATGCTGACGGCTGATCGTACACTCCGCCAGAAGATGGGTCCGCGTTCCCCGCAGTTCGCCGGGACCGTTGCCGCAGGCTTTACCGTGTACCGGGGCTCGATTGCTGCGGTCTGTGCTGACGGGACGCTGGTTCCGGCCGGCTCCACGGGAACGCCGTCCGCGCCTGTCGCCATTCTGGGCATTGCCCGGCACATGCAGATCAACACGGCCAATTTTCCAGGCACTGGCCCCGGTGTTGGCGGTGACATTGCCGTCGACTGCCTGACTGGCTGTTACGACCTGCCTTTCGACACCGCACCGACCTGGGCGGACAAGGGCAAGCCCGTTTACGCGGTCGATGACGAGACCGTTTCCCTCACACAAACGCCGGAGGGCGGCACGGCCCGTCTCCAGGTTGGTGTCTTCGCGGGCATCGACGCTGACGGCACGGCTTACACGGAGATCTGATCCATGCCCGAAATTTCCAGTGCCTTCATGCAGACCCTGGACGTGGGCGTTCGTACCCAGTTCAACCAGTTCCTGCAGACCGCACCGTCGATGTTCCGGATGATCTCGATGGTCATCCCCTCGACGTCACGCGCCAACTTCTATCCCAAGCTGGATGAAATTCCTGGCCTGCGGGAATGGCTCGGCGATCGCGTGATCCATCGCATGAAGACCGGTGGCTTCTCGATCGAGAATAAGACCTTCGAAGGCACGATCGGCATCGATCGCGACGACATCGAGGACGATCAGTTCGGGATCTTCAATATCGGCATCCAGCAGCTCGGCAAGAATGCCGGGGATTTTCCGGACCTGCTGGTATTCGGTCTTCTGAAGAGCGGCACGACGACGAAGTGCTGGGATGGCCAGAACTTCTTCGATGCGGATCACGAAACGTCTGACGCCAGTGGCAAGACGATCAGCTACGCCAATATCAGCGCACCGCTGACTGGTGAAACCGCTGGCCCGATGTGGTTCCTGTTCGACACCACACGTCCGCTGCAGCCGATGATTTTCCAGAACCGGCGCGATTTCAGCATCACGTCCAAGACGGCGCTCGATGATGAGAACGTGTTCCGCAACAAGGAATTCCTCTGGGGCACGGACGGCCGGTGCAATGCGGGCTTCGGACTGTGGCAGCTGGCCTATGCCTCGACCCGGCCGCTGAACGCCGAAAGCTATGGCGCGGCCCGTGCCGCCATGGCGAGCCAGCGTCGTGTGGATGGTGTGCCCTATGGGATCAAGCCGAACCTGCTCGTGGTTCCGTCTTCCCTTGAGGGTGCGGCGAACGGCCTGATGAAGTCCGATCTCGTGGCGCAGCTCCAGAGTGACGGCAAGACCTACGTCACGACCAGCAACCCCTGGAAGGGTACGGCCACACCGGTCATCTGCCCGCATCTGTGAGAACTGACATGACTGCGAAGAAGCAAGGCCCTGTCCAGGATAAAGGCAGCGACGAGAAAGGCGCTGAGGTTCAGCACGAACCGCGCGTCGCCTTCCTCTCGGCCGCGACTGTGGAAAAAGATGCTGTCTCGGGTCAGATCATCATTGTCTGCCGGCAGCCTAATCTCCGCCGTGGGGGCATCGTCCATCCTGCGGTGGCGGTTTATTCGGAAGACGCATTCTCCCAGGATCAGCTCAGGAGCCTGAAGGCAGAGCCTCTGCTGGAAGTGCTGGGCGTCATCTGATGGCTTACGCATCCGTCAGTGATCTGATCCAGCGCTACGGCGAACGTGAGCTGATCAACAACACGACGCCCGAGGGTATGCCTCGGGAGTCCATTGATCAGCTGCGTGTTGAACAGGCCCTGACGGACGCTTCGGCCCTCATCGACAGCTTTCTGAACCGGCGCTTTGTGGTGCCGCTTCAGAATGCGCCGGCCAGTGTCGTGAATGCGTGCTGCAAGATCGCACGGTTCGATATTGCCCAGAGTGGTGAGAGCCAGCCGACGGATCAGATGCGTCTGGACCAGAAAGACGCCGTGGCGTGGCTGACGCTCCTGGCGAAGGGCACTGTCACGCTGGACGGACAGACGGCGGCGAATGAATCCTCCTCCTGGTCACGGATCCAGCGTCGCCGTCCGATGCAGGGCGGAGGTCAGCTCTGGTGAGGCCGCTTTCTGAAAACCAGTATCCGGATCTGCTGATTTCGGGCGGCCCGCTGGCTGATCTGTTTGGTGCGATCGAGAAGCGGCTGAAAGAGCTGTTCGATCCGAAAATTTATACCCATTCGATCATTCCACCTCGCGCCACGGCTCGTGACTGGGAGAACATCACGAAGCGGATGCCGATGGTGACGCTGGGATGGATGGCCTGCAAGCCGAGCTCGCGTATTGGCGACTGTTTCAGGGGGGACGCACAGTTCGCCCTGATCCTGCTCACACGTCAGAACGCCGGTCGTGATGCCTATTACGGTGACGGCAAGTTGCCGGGCGTGATGGGGCTTGGAGCGATCGCGGCATTCGGACTGCATGGCTTCAACGTCAGGGGTATTGGCTCCTGCCGCATCGAAATCATGGCGGCCTCCGGTGACCAGGACTGGATCCCGGACGGCGTTGCCTCGGTGCAGCTTCAGATCACGGTTCCGGAAGTCTCGTTCGACAGCCCTGAGCTTATGTCCCAGCTCGATACACTCACATCGCTGTCCAGCACGTTCAAGGACAGCTCTTCTGGAGAAACGTCGTGACGACAATTCTGGTCGCACCAGCGGAAGGGCGTCGCGTCGTGACGCCTTCAGGGCAGATTGTCCCTGAAAAATTCAAGGTCAATCCGGCCGATCCCTACTGGGCGCGTGCGCTGCGGGCCGGTGACATCAGCCGGGTTCCAGACCAGACCGCAAAGCCTGTCGGTCTGGTCGCAACGGATGCGCCTGCGACGGCGGCTTCCGGCACGGAGAAGAAATAATGGACTTTCAGCAGATCCCCGGTGACTGGGCTGTTCCGGGTTCCTACACCGAGATCCAGGATGTGCCGGCGCAGAATACCCTGGACGGCATGCCACTGCGCTGTGTGATCATCGGGCAGATCAGCGGCGGCGGCGCTACGCCCAACACGGTTTACACGAACGTGACGCCCTCGCAGGCTGTGCAGCTGTTTGGCGCGGGATCCGCCATGGCGCAGGCACTGTCTGCGTTTTCGAATGAGATGCCCACGCTGGCCGTGGACGCCGTTGGCGTTTCTCCGGCTTCTGGCGCAACGACAGCATCCGCCACGCTGAAATTCTCTGGGACGGCAACAGCCGGCGCGACCGGTGCGGCAATTCTGGGGGGCTATCGTGTTTCCTTTGCGGTGGCCTCGGGAGCGACGGCGGCCGAGGCAGCCCAGGCATTCGTCACGGCCTGCAACAATACGGCGGCCAATGCGGCAAACAGCTACCTGAAAGCCGCAACCGGCCTGACGGCTTCGCTGGGAACCGATGGCGTGACCGTTACGGTGCAGAGCTGGGAAAACGGCGCGTTCACCAATGACTTTGACGTGCGTATGTCATCCGCTTCGGCCGATCAGGTTCCGGGGATCACCGTTGCCGTCACGGGAATGCAGAACGGCGCGGGATCTCCGGATATCACGCCGGCACTCCAGGCGCTGGGTGGAACCTGGTACACGGACATGGCTCTGGCCCTGAACGATCAGGCCAATATCGGCGCGGCTGCGGCCGAGGCGAAGGCGCGTGCGAATGCCATGGTGGCGAAGGACATGCGGATCTGGGTGGCCTATCGCGGGACGCAGGGACAGATCCTGAACCTGACGCAGGCATTTTCCACCGTTGAAGAACTGGTGCTGATTGGCGAGCAAGCACCACGCTTTTCCCCCTGGAACGCAGCTGCGATTGCCTGTGCACAGGGCGCGCAGAGTCTGAACGATGATCCGGCCCGTCAGCTTCGGGGTATTGTCCTGAACGGTCTGAGCGGACTGGGGCCGGATGGCACCGACCAGTTCACCCCGACGCAGCGCAATGTGCTTCTGAAGGGCGGCTGCACCACGTTGAAGTTCAACTCGGATGGCACCGTCTCGTTCGAGCGCGTTGTTACGACCCGGCAGGTTGATCCGACATCGCAGATTGCCACCGGCCCATGGGATGTGATGATCCCTGCGATCGGCGCGCGGGTGCGATACGAATGGAACGCCTATATGGAGGCGACCTATTACAACGCGAAACTCGCTGATGTGGGATCGCCCCTGGAAAACACGCCCGGTGTCGTGACGGTCCGCACGCTTCAGGCGTCATGGGTTGGACAGTGCATGCTGTGCCAGAACCAGGGCTGGATCGACGATGTCGCGACACTGGGGCCGCAGGCGGTTTTCGAGCGCGATGTATCCGACCGTAATCGCGTCAATTCGACGCTGCCGATCAAGCCCATGGGATCCCTGATCGTGCTGGCGAACATTCTCCAGGTACAGGTGTAATCCGCGATGACAATGACAGTAGGCATCGCCAAGCTTTATTGGCGCGGCAAGAAATATGACGTCCAGAAAGGCGTCAAATGGCGTCTGCCCGGCTATCAGAACGAAGACCAGAATGCGACGGACCGGACACTCCGCTCCCAGCGCTGGCAGCAGGGCATGTGTCAGGCGACGGTTATGCTGACGGCGGCCATGTCCGAGGACGATTTCGATCCAGCCCTCGGCGAAGGGGAGCTTCAGCTCCAGCTGGATACCGGTGTCACCTATGTTTTCCCGGATGCCTATACGCGGTCCAAGCCTGATTCCCAGGACAACGGCAATGCGCCGGTGACCTGGTCCCTGTCCACCTATCAGAAGATCACATCATGAGCCGCAGCAAACTCTCCGTTTCCACCGATGGTCCGTCTGTCGAGGACAACCGCCCGAAACTGCCTGAAGGCTGCTCCTGGCAGAACGATGGATCTGTTCTGATGGTGCTGGGAAAATCGGTTCCCTTCACCGAGAGTTCCTCGGCCGGGGAACGGCAGAGCGCGGTTTCGGAACTGGTGTTCCGCGATCTTTCGGCCGGAGACATGATCGATATGTCGGAGTATCGCACTCCTGGGGAGCGGACACTGTTCCTCATGTGTGCGTCCACCGGGCGTGTGGGGCCTGCTGGCGAGGCGCTGCTGCGGAAGATGTCTGCCCGCGACTATCTGAAGGCAGGGGCGATCATCAACGTTTTTACGAGCGCTGGCCCGACAACTGGAACGTCAGCCTAGTCGGGATCGCCAATAATCTTCATTTCGGCCGCGCGGATCTTCGGGTGCTGCGGCCGGGTGAGCTGATGTTCTGGTGCGCGTCCGGCCATCAGTATTCCGATGAAGTCCGGGCGCAGATGAAACGGGATGAGAGTGATGTCGGGTAGTCTGACGGCACAGTTTGAGCTGACGCTGGTCGATCAGATGTCCGCCCCGATCGAGAAGATCGAGCAGATCCTCGGCCGTTTGAATACGACCCTCGACAGAATGGGCCATAACCCGGCCTTTGATGAGGTCTGGGAACCTGTTCCGCGCTGTGTGGAACAGACCACGACGCTGACGGAAGCGCTGGAACAGGCAACGTCTGCGGCCACGGCGCTGGATGCGGCTCTGAGCCGGACCGGAACGGGAAGCGGCACGGCCGTCACAGGGCTGGATGCCGTCACAGCTGCGGCGCAGCGGACGGCGGAAGCCGTGAACCGGATGCCTATGCCTATGCCTGTTCCTGGCATGGGCGTTCCGCGCGTCCAGGGTGACAGTCCGCCGGAAGAAGAAGAACCGGAGCGTCCCGGTTACGGACGCAGGGTCTGGGGGGCGACACAGCATTTCCACGAGGCAACCGAGCGGAGCATCGGGCAGGCTTTCGGAGCAGCGGCTGCCGGGTTCGGACTGGTGGAGCCGGTCAAGGCGGCGGCCGAATACGACAATACGATCCGGCATATCGGGATCGGGCTGGACCTGCACGGGGCGGCGAATGATGCGTTCACAGATTCATTCGGAACGCAAATGGCGCGCCTCGCACGGGCGACAGGGCAAAAGAGCGAGGATCTGGCGGAGAGCGCAGGATTCCTGTCCCGAGAACAATATAATCGTGAACAGATCAATGCTGTCCTGCCTGTGATCGCGCAGATCAGCACCGCATATAATGCCCACCCAGACGCAGTGGCAAAGTCTGCGTTCTCTTTGCAAAAACAGATTGGTGTCACGGATGCCCAGTTGGGCGGCGCTCTTGCGTCAGTGGCTATCGCCGGAAAATCGGCGGATCTGCCATTTGAAACGCTTGCCCCGTTGCTACCGCAGGCAGCAGCGATAGGAAGCGTGTTCGGAATGCACGGTCGGCAAGGTGTGGACGATCTCGCCACGTCACTGGCTGTTATCCGCAAGTACACAGGTTCAGATGGTCATGCCGTTACAGACTTCACACAGCTGGTGACGGACCTGAATTCAGGTCACACGGCGAAACGTCTCTCCCATTACGGGATTGATATGTATGGAATTGAAGAAGCTGCCAGGCACAGAGGAGCCGACCCGCTTGTTGCGATCATGGCTCAGATCGATCGCATAACCCGCCATGGTTCGGACGCACGCGTTTTGGGCGATCTTTTCCGGAATCAGCAATCCTATGTCGGTGCGGCCGCTCTTCTTGGGGACTTCAAAGATTACCAAGAGATCCATCGCAGGACTTCAGGGGCCAATCAGAGCATTATCAACCAGGATTATCTGGACGGTACCAAATCTCTGAGAATCCAGACGCAGGCATTCGATGAAAGCTGGGAGCAGCTGGAGCGGCGCATCGGTGTAGGGTTCGCGCCGATCCTGCATGATGTCACGACCGGGTTTCATGGTCTGACGGAGGCCATGGAAAGCGCAGACAAGACCGCGCCTGGTCTGACAACGGGAATCATGGGACTGGGCGGCGCAGCGCTGGCGAGTGTGGCTGGCATGGGTGCGCTGGGGGCTGTTGCCGGTCCCTTGCGGGCGGGTTTTGGAATTGTGACGACTGTTCTGGAAGGCGTTGGCATCGCCGGTGTAGCGGCCGTGTCTGAACTGGCGATCGTAGGGGCTGCTGTCGGGGTCGTCGGATACGAAATCTATCATAACTGGGACAGGATCACGGGGCAGTTCTCTGCGTTCGAGCACTGGGTTTCCGGATGGTCGGAGCGCGTGTCGGGCTATGTTTCCGGGGCATTCAGCCATGCGTTCCCGCAGTTCCCGGGCTCCCAGCAGATGTCCGGACCGCTGATCGTGCCGACGACGGGACCGGGCTGGCATACGCCGATGCGGCTTGAAGTCCGGCACGATCCGGGACTGAAGGTCACGGCCGCACCCCATCCTTCCGTTCATACCACCGTGCTGCCTTCGGGCGGCCGCACACTGAACAGGCCGTAAGATGAGCGGGACGCTGAGTACGCTGGGTGTTGGATCGTTTGCGGACGCACTGTCCGGCGCGGCAGGAGGAAATCTCGTCACGGGCGAGCTATCGCAGCTTCTAGGGACGGCGGCGCTGGGTGGCGTGATATTCGACATCATCGACAGCCGTGAGGCGGCTGGCCGGCGGGTGGAGCGGATCCTGTTCCCGGGTCGGCCGGTCGAGGAGCAGAAATTTCAGGATTTCGGCACGATCGACCAGCCGATCCGGATCACGGGATATCTGGCCGGGGATGATTACGTCATCCGGGCGCAGCGGATGCGCAAGGTTCTGCTGACGGCGGGGCGACAGACCCTCGTTCACCCATGGTGGGGACGGCTGAAGGTTCGGGTGCTGGAGCCGGGCGAGATCCAGTTCTCTGCCACGCGCATTCGGGTTGCCCAGTTCCAGGTCGTGCTGGTGAGAGATCCGGGGCCAGTCAGCACGGGCGGTCTCCTTCAGGACATCACGGACACACTGACCAATCTGCTGGAACAGGCTGATGCGATGGTCGATGAAGCCACGCTGGCGGTTCAGGCCGTTCTGTCCCCGCTCGCCATTCCGCTGGCCCTGTCGAGCATGACGAATTCGCTTCTGTCACAGGCATCCGGGATCTGGGACAGTCTGACGCAGACTGCACCGCAGCCGCTTCAGACCGGCATTGCATCTGCGCAGGCAACGCTGGCTGCGGGTGTTTCCGCTCCTGCTTCCAACAGTGACACGACTTATGCGGACGCGGTGATGACGGCTCTGGCTGGCGTGCCGGCGGCGGCCGTGAATGCGATCACGGATCCGTCGGACTCTGTTGTCGCGCCGGCGCAGCAGGTCGAGGGCAGCACGGTCGAGACGGTGGATGCTGCGACGGTGGTGGAGATCCTCCTGTCGGCCGCCGTGCAGACCGGGGCGGTGGCTGACAGCCTGTCGGACGTGACCACGTCTCCGGCCGATGCGCTGACGCTGGGTGTGGTGGCGCGGACGCTGATCGTCTCGCAGCTTCTGGGTGCGTGGGGCAGTCTGACATTCGTCAGCAGCGCGGATGCCGTGACAGCGCGGGACCGGTTCATTGCCGCGATCGATGCGCTGCTGACGGATCTGGAGAATGCTGCGGCATCGGGCGCGTCTGTGTCGCTTTCGGGGCTTTGGGTATCCATCCAGGCAGCGCGGACGGCGATCATGGCGGACTGTTCATCGCAGGTCGGACGGCTGCCGAAGGTCGTGTCCATTCCGATCCGGACCACGATATCCCCTGGGCGCTGGCCTATGCGGTGGCGGGGGATGACGTCACGCAGGTGCAGGGCGTGTTCGATGATCTGGTCAGCCGGAACGGCATCAGCAATCCCGCCCTGGTCGGACCGGGTGACATTCAGGTTCTGGAGCAGCAGTCATGAGCCAGATTGTTACCGTTCATGGCCGCAGGTGGATCGTGCGGATCAATGGCCGTGCGATCCACAACTGGACGTCCTGTGAGGCGGGTGTGGATCTGGCGGATATTGCCGGTGTTTTCAGGCTGGAATTTGCCGAGGACGTTCCGGAGGATGGCAGTTCCGTGCCGACGGTCCGGGTGCATGATCACATCGAGATCGAGATTGCTTCGACTGTGGTTCTTCGCGGCTATGTCGAGGCCATGAACGTGACCGGGGACGAACGCTCGCTGCGGACCGTGGCGTCCGGCCGGGACGTGACCGGGGATCTGGTGGACTGTGCGGCCAATCCGGTCGGGCCGGCCGAGTACCGGCAGATCCTGCTGGAAACCGTGGTGGGCCATCTGACACAGCCCTTTGGGATTTCGGTTGACCGGCAGGTTGCCACGGGTGCGCCGTTCACGCTGGTGGCGCTGGAGCCGTCCGATACCGTTCTGGGTGCGGTGGAACGTCTATCACGGCAACGGGGCGTGCTGGTGACATCTGACGGCGTAAAAGGACTGATCCTGACGCAGGCCGGTCGGACGCGGGCACAGGACAGCCTTGTCTGGCCCGGAGCGAACGTGCGGCGCATGGAAGCGCGGATCTCGCAGCGGCATTCCGATACGTGGGTCAAGGGACAGTTTTCCAGCCTCTCAAGAGGCACTAAAGGGGCATTAAACGTGTCCTCAGCGCCGTCTGAGTTCTCGCCACCGGGCGGCCTGTCGACGAAGGAATTGTCGGCATCCTGTCGGTATGGGCATTGCGTGGATCCGGGCGTGCATCGGTATCGGCCGATCGTGCACCTGGCGAAATCCCAGTCCGGAGGTTCCGTGGCGGCTCAGAACACGGCCAATCCTGCACTGGACAATACCGCGCAGGGACAGACGCAGACGGCACCGGCCGGAACGGCCTATCGTGCCGGGAGCCGCAAGAAGAAACGCGCAAAAACCCCTGTGCGATCGGCGTCGGAGCCCTGGACATTGCAGGACCAGGCAATGTGGCGGATGCGAACGGCGCGCGCCCATGCGACGGCGTATGTCTATACCGTTCCGGGCGTTCTCAATGCGGCCGGGGAACTGTGGCGGGCCAATCAGCTGGTCGCGGTTCGGGATCTGTATAACGGGATCGATGGCGACATGCTGATCGGAGCCGTGACGTGGGTGATGCGCAATGGCGGGGAAGAGACGCGGATTTCCGTGGTGCCGCCTGACGCTTACGACCTGACCGGAGATGCCGATGCGCCGGCGAAATCCGGGCACCGCAAGACGCGGCTGGGCCGATCTTATGGGACTGGGTCATGAACGACTTTGCCGAGCTGCATTACAGCCTGCGCTCCCAGACGTTGCGTGGTGTCGTCCAGGAGGTGAACGACACCGGGCCGGTGCAGACTGTGACGGTGCAGGTCCATTACGGGCAGACGCGTTCGCGCGTGCTTGTGCATCAGCCATTCGGCTTCTCCAGTTCGCCGCCCCTGGACGGAGCGGTGACGCACGTTGTTCAGAATGGTGCGGATCCGTCTGACCTGTTTGCGTTGCCACCTGCCAATCCGTCAGCTGCGCGAATGAGCGGACTGCAGGAAGGCGAGAGCATCCTGTATGACGCGGCCGGGCAGAAACTCTATTTGCAGGACGGGAAAATCGTCCGCATTGACGCGCTGGAGGAAATGCGTGTTTCAGTGGGTGGTCAGCCGGTTCTGGACGTGGATGCGAACGGCGTGACGATCACGGGTGCGCTGACCGTCAGCAAGGGCATAACGGCTGGCGAGGACGTGACGGCTGAAGGGATTTCCCTGACCGGGCATACCCATTCCGGCGTAGAGACCGGATCAGGCGACACGGGCAAACCACAGTAAAAACGGGGTGCATTGGCATCCCTGACGGTTTGATGCCCTGCCGGGCATCCTGCCCGCATGCCAACGACGACGCAATTTTGCACGATGCAGATGGGGATCAATCCGCTTACGGGCGACTGTGATCTTGTCATCGCGCCGTCTGGCAACGGACGCGGGCGTATTGCGATTGATCGCACGCCTGCGTCTTGCCTGCTGATTGCGCTGGGATCGGACCGTCGTGCGGATCCTGACGATGTCACGCCGGACATGCTGACGGCGCTGGCCTGGGAAACGCCGGGAGTGTTTTCCCGTCGTGGGTGGGTCGGTGATGTTCTTCTGCCGCAGGGGCAGCGTCTTGGTTCGCGTCTCTGGCTGTATGAGCGCGGCAAGCGCAATGAGGATACGCGTTCGGGCGTGGCGGCAGCACTGGCGGAGGCCGTGGCGGCGATTGAGGATTACCACGACATCGAGATCGACACGGATGCGCGCTGGAGCGCCAGCCTGCGGGACTGCCTGATCGGGACGGTCAGTGCGCTCGGGATCTCGGTTGCAGCGCAGGTTCAGACGCTGTGAGCGCGTCCATTCCGACACCGGCCACACTGGCGCAGCGATTTGCGACGGCGCTGGCGGCACAGCAGTTCACTGCCAGTGACGGGACCACCGTCACCCTGGACGCGACCGCGCCGGCTACACTGGAAAGCGCGCTGGCGATCCTGTCGGCTCTGACGGATTACGAAATCTATCTCTACACACGCGACCAGCTCCTAGAGCTGATGGTCACGACGGCGACTGCTCAAGGAAAGCTGCCGGATCACGGTCAGATCTGGAAGCGGCCGCGTCTGGGAGCTACAGCTGCGGTGGGTTACGTGGTTGTGACGGCGACACAGGATGTCTCTGTCCCTGCTGGCACACTGTTGACGGCTGACGGCTCCGTCACCTGGTCCGTCAATAGTGCGATCGAGATCGTCGCTGGTGCCAGTGTCTCTGTATTCGTGACGTGTACCTCTACCGGGGAGACTGGAAACCTGTCCCCCAACACGGCTGTCGCACTGGTTTCTCCTCTGGCCGGTATCAGTACGCTGGTGGTTGATCAGGACGGTCTGGCTGGCGGAGCAGAAATTGAAGGCGTGGAAAGTTGGCGCGCGCGGATCCTGAAATCCATTCGCAACCCTCCCGGTTCGGGAACGGTTTCCGATTATGAAGAATGGGTTGCAGAAGCGACCGGAAATACGGCGATCGTGCGGATCGAGCCGCGTTGGCAAGGGAATGGCACGGTCGGCGTTTTCATCGCCTATCCTGGCGGCGTACTGGCCACTGATGCACAGGTTCAGACGGTTTCGGATTACATTGCGGACGCAGGACCGGTTACGGCTACTGTTTACTGTCAGGCGGCACGGAAACTGACGCAGGATGTCGCGGTCCGCCTGAACCCGGATACGCTCGCACGCCGTCAGGCCGTTACGAGTGCTCTGCAGACTCTCTATGCGGGCTCGGGTATCGGAAACACCATTTACCGAGAGCAGATCGAAAGTGCGATCATCTCGGCCGGCGGTTCAAAGAACGATCTGGTTTCGCCTACGGGTGACCTTGTTCCCGATGTCGATCAGTTTGTTGTCATGGGCGTTCTGGACTGGGGTTCTCCATCGTGAGAACTGCGGAAGACATCCTGCAGGAATGGACCAGCAATCTGCCGCAGGGATCTGCCTGGTCTCGGAGATCGGACGGTAATCTCTCGAAACTGCTTCTCGCACGGGCACAGGCGCGCGCTCTTCTGGAAACGGATATCGGTTATCTTTCTCGCGAGATTTCGCCCCTGACGGCTGTTCTGCTGCAGGACGATTACGAAGAGGTTCTGGATCTTCCGGATTATGTGGGCCTCATCAGCGCGCTGTCGGATCAGCAGCGGCGCATGATCGATTTCCTTTTTTGGACCACCAATGGGGCGGCCTCGAAACAGGACTTCATGGATCTGGCCGAAAAGATCGGCTGGACGATTTCCATCACGACATTCACGCCGGCACGCTTCGGGCAAACCTGTTTCGGACAGCCTCTTTATGGCGTGTCGTGGCAGTATGTCTGGACGGTCCATGTCCTTAGCTGCACGGACGACGCGGTACAATTCAGCGTCTTGCGTGGGAAAATCGAGGACGAATGTCCTGCCCATACTTACGTGCTTTTCGACACATCAAAGCTGGTGACGGATGATGCCGTTGCGGCCCCTCTGGGGTCGTTCCTGCTCGGCATCAACAGCCTATCGCAGGGTGACGCATGACGGACGCTTTTAAGACGTTGCCGGTTGATTACGGCAGTTCCTTGACGCGGTCTGGGCTGGTATCCGCGCTGCAGCTGGCCGGATCTCAGGCCAATGACGGTGCTGCCACCCAGGTTGGTCTGGGGTTTGCCTCGGACGCGACCACCGGCTTCGTGCGCCAGTCCGATGGTACGTGGCAGTGGATGCTGTCGGGCACGGCAGCTCTGGCTTTTGAGAGTGCCGAGATCAGGGCCATGCCCAGCTGGTCTCCGGCGACCATTTCCATTCTGTCGTCCCTGGCGGCCGAACTCCAGATCGAGTGGTTCTACAAATCTGCCGATGGCACAGACTGGGCACCGGCCCTCCAGCGGGCCGTAACCTTCGCGGCGACGTCCGGGCTGCCGATCGCTCTGGCGGCCAGGCAGTACACGCTGGCTTCTGCGGTCTCGATCACCACGGCCGTCACGATCAGGGGGCGCGGGTTCCAGTGTTCTCCGTCGCCCTCCACCGGGACGTGGTTCATCATCAGCGGCACCACGTTCAATCCGTTCTCGGTCAGCAGTGTGACCGCGCGTGGAGCTATTTTCCGGGATTTCGCCGTCTATCAGACCCAGCCTGGCAGCGGGACGACGAACTGGGCTCCGACGGTGTATCCGTTCGTATTCAACGTCACGAACACGCTGGGAGAAGTGACGTTCGACAATATCTTCCTGTGCAACGTCTATGACGGGATCAACTGCACGGGCTCTGGCCGGCTGCGTTTCCGCAACGTTACTGGCCAGCCGCTTCACCGTGGGATTGTTGTCGATGCGGCTTATGACATCTGCCGGTTCAGCGGGGTTCATTTCTGGACCTACTGGACCTCGGCCGCCAGTGTCCTCAGCTGGATGCAGGCCAATGCCTCCGCTGTCGAGCTGCAGAGATGTGACGGACCGGATTTTTCGGGCGGGTGTTTCTTCTTCGGCTATCAGGCCGGTCTGCTTCTGTCCTCCAGCAGCAACGGCGTCACGAATGACCTGACGGGCGATATCGTCACGGACTGCTGCCTGTATGGTGTCCACGTGACCGGTAACGGCGTCACGTTCCAGATCGGGCGGGCCTACTGCACGGGTGAAGCCATTGACAGCACGACGCTCGCCACATCAGTCGCCATCCTGATCGAGGGGCAGAACATTGTCGGGCAGATCGGGCATCTGAAGGCGTACCAGCAGGGTCTGTCCGCCATTTCCCTGACGAACACGGGTGTGGGATCGATCGTGATGATTGATTCCATCGTGGCGGATCATTGCAATCAGGGCGGCAAGAGTGCGCCCATCATCAACGCAGCGCAGATCGCGACGGGTGAGCCGCATCAGATCTCTCTGTCCGCACCTGTCCAGGCCATCAGCAGCAACGGCGCGCCAGTGATCAATACGGACACGGATGCAATCCTGTTCACGCCGAACACCAATTATCTGGCACCCACCATCACGGATGGCGGGACATATCAGGTTCCGAATTACGATCTGTTCCTGCTCTTGCAGGTCGCATCCGGCACCACCGCGCTGGCGAAATATACGGTCACGCTCTCCGGAAACCCGACGGACGGGACCGTCAATACGATTGCGTCCCAGGCTGATGTCACGGCTCTGACCCTGTCTGCGTCCCAGAACATCATCAATCCGGTAACCAGCCTCAAGGCGGGTGTCGGGGTGACCTACAAATATCTCGCGTCTTCGAACGCCTGGTTCAGGATCGGCTGACATGGATCTGATTATCGCGGCAAATTCCGTTCCTCTCTCGGGCGCGGATACGGCACCCGCAACCGGAACACCTCAATACGCCACCAACGGCAGCGCGGATCCGCTCGTCCTGCCAACGGCGATCCCGGCCTATCATTACAATTCCCTGACGGCGGAGATCGTCAATCTCATCAAGGCGCTCGGTGGCACGCCTGACAAAGCGGTGTGGAACCAGCTGGCGACGCTGCTGCCGGCCTATTTCGCGGCGACCAGTCAGATCACGACGTTCACCTCGATCGGTGTTGCCGGAACGTACACTCTGCAGGCTCCTGAATGGGCCACGCGGGTTGAGGTGATTGCCGTTGGCGGCGGCGGTCGTGGTGCAGCCTGTGGCGCAACGGCGCTTAGCGGATCGATGTGCGGCTCAGGTGGCGGCTCCGGCGGTTTTGGATGGGGTGTCTATCCCGTCACGGGCGGGGCGTCCTATCAGGCCGTTGTCGGCGCACAGGGGCTGAATGCTTCAGCTGACGGCAATGGCGGGGCCTCCTCCTTCGGTCCCGTCTCTGGTGATGCCATGGTTACGGCTGGCGGTGGTCAGGCCGGGGCCTTCCAGTCCGCAGGCTTCTCCGCCGGCGGTTCCGGTGGCGAGGTCAGCGGTGGCACCATCATGAACAACACGGGTGCCTCCGGATCCGACGGCCAGGCCGGTGAGAACCTGCGGGGTTTCGGAAACGGAGGAAGTGGCCCCTGGGGTGGGGGTGGTCGTGCCGGACAGGGTGGTGATGCCGGTGCGAGTATTGTGGATGGCCAGGCGCCCGGTGCTGGCGGCGGCGGCGCCTATGACTGGACCCTTTCCGGCAACACGTATTCCGGCGGCAATGGTGCCGCCGGCATCGTGCTGTATCGGTGGCTTCCGTGAGCGCGTTGATCGTCAAGACCGGCCAGACTTTCATTTTTCACGCCACCATTCGCAGCCGTAATGGCGCACTCGTGGATCTGGCGAATTACGTCGTGTCGTCCCAGGTGCGCGATGCTCTGGGCAACCAGGTGGCAACGCTGAACAGTCGGCTTCCAGCTGGCCGTCCAGGCATCGTCAATCTCTGGAGTGAAACTGGAACCGCTGACTGGCCGGTCGGCCGGCTGTTCTGTGACCTGCAGTTCGTGCGGCCAGATGGTGTGATCCAGTTCACCGAGACATTTTCAATCATTGTGGCTGCGCCGATTACGCGGCCGGGAGCGACATCATGACTGTTGACGCAACCTCATCCAGCGCGCCGGCGGCTGTGACCGTTGCATCGGGGGGCGCACAGGACGCCGCGCCCAAAGTGACGGCCATCGGGTTCAATGCTGAAACCGGGCAGCTGGTCTTTACCTTCAGTGATGGCAGCCAGATCCCCGTGACAGGCTTGGCGGAAGGGCTTGCCCAGTCTCTGAATGGTGCTTCGCTGGCCGTG